CCCGGAACAGTGAAAATCATACTGCTTGATGGCAACGGGCAGGCGGCCAACCCGACGATCATCGCGGACGTTTACGATTACATCGTAAGCCCGGCGGATAGGTCAAAACGGAAGGCTCCGATCGGCGCCACGGTCACGGTAGATAAGCCGGACGAGCTGTTGATAGATTACAGCTTCACGCTCGAAGTCGAAGCAGGACACGACGCTGCAGACATCGTAGACGCATTCAAGGCGGCGCTGCTGATTTATTACGCAGAGGCCAAGCAGGAGAACACCGTGCGCTATACCCGCGTGGCGGCTGTTCTCACGGGCATAGAAGGCGTCGTAGATTACAGCGGACTGACGATCAACGGCGGCACCGCGAACATTCCAATAGCTGACGACGAATACCCGGTAACAGGTACCGTCACGGCATCTTAAGGAGGTGAGCGGATGAGCGATATCAACGTCCCGACCACAGAAACCGGCAAGCGTATGCTTGCCAGCGTGTCCCCCATTTACGACCGTTCATACGTCGCCAGATGGCTCTTTGAGGTCATGGGCATAGAGATGGAGGAGGCACGACAATACATCGAGGAACTCAGGCTGCAGGCCCACCCGAAGACAGCAACATGGGGCCTGTTCTACTGGGAAATGCGATACCACATACCAATACACGAAAGCCTGCCGATTGAAGACAGACGGCAGAAGGTCATGTCGAAGCGCTGGAAATACGCCCCGATGAACCCAGCAAGGATGGAGGAATACATCAACCGGGCAAGCGGGCGAACCGCCATCGTAACGGAGTACAACGACGAGTACCGCATCGAGATCACCATCAGCAGAGACGAAGGCGTGCTGGAATACGACAAGATCGTTGAGCTGGTGAGAACGGCGAAGCCTTCACACATTGCAATTCAGATCATCCTCGAGGCAAACTGCGGTATTAACGTGCACGCGCAGCCGGAGGCGTACCCGTTCAGGTCAAGAGCGGCAGGAACATACCCATACCGGAACATCCAAGGTGTGGTGCCGGAAGTGGGTATTGCAGCGGACCCGGACGCTGCAGGCTTTGTTTTTGAAAGCAGGCTATGCGGAACGCCTCTGCGGAGGCTTTAGGAAAGGAGGATAAACATGCTCACGACAGCGGCAATAAACAGCTTCAAGGCACACATCGACCGCACCATAGCATACGCGAAGTACAAGATAGGAAGCACCTACTACCAAGTGCCAATTCAGAAGAAGGAAATCCTACCTGACGGGCGCGTCGCCGTTTACTTCACGATCAACACATCAGGCGCAGCAACCATATCGGAGGTGCAGCTTTACGACACAAGCGGGCAGCTCTGGGCTTCAAAGGCAGAGAACGTCGTAGTGGCCAGCGTGCAAAACGGCGTCCTTTACCGGTTCACATTTTCAATTCAGGAGGTGTAAGGCATGGCATACAACAGGAAGATATGGCAGGACCACGTCACCCAGTACAACGACCGGTACACGGAAACTGTTAACCAAGACGGTAGCATAACCCATACCCCGGTCGAAGGAACCATCATCCAGCAGGGAACGCCGCAGAACGCCGCGAACTTCAACAATTCCGAGGAAGGCATATTCGCAGCAAACCTGCTGGCGATAGAAGCAGCACGCATGGCACAGGTCAATACCAGAGGGCTGGATGCGGTCAAGGGAGAGGTAATACCCGTCACGCTCACGAACTCCAGCCCGTACCCGTTCAACAACAGCGTACAGACCATAAGTCTGACAAAGAAAAAGACCTCCACGGACTACTACGTGGACGTCGAGCTGATCAGCGCGACCGGCGGAAGCGTCGGGAATTTCAGAGTGACGGACAAACTGCTGAACGGCTTCAAGCTGGCATTCGACGGAGGAGCGACCTCCGTAAGCGTGATCTGCAGAGTCAAAGGAGGCGTATAACCATGGCTGCATACTCGGCTTCAGACACCTGCGTCTGCTGCGGCGAGTACGTGCCCGAGGGACGCCAAGTCTGCCCGGCATGCGAGGCAGGCGCAACAATGAGGAAAGGAGACGCGACAGATGGCAAACATCATCATCAAGTCAGAGGACCGAAAGCAAAGGGAGGCTTTCGTAGCCCGTTCTTTCGGCGCAAATACGCAAAGCAAAGAACAGCGTGAACACGTCGAGTGCATCGCGGCCAGAACCAAAGAGGCGCTCGGTGAATTAAAAAGAATGGAGGATCGCAGGAAATGAACATCATCTACAAAACACCCGAGGCGGAGAACCGACACATCGCCTATGAAACCAGCGGAAACAAAATCACGCTGGGAGACGACGAGCTGACCCTGAACCTTTCAAAGTACGAGCAGGACGACCCGAAGCACATCGACATCTGTTTTGATGCAACAGGCTGCCTTGTCGTCGGAACGGCCACAGGCAGGAAGTACGTCGCAGAAATTGAAATCCCGGCTCGCAGCTACACAGAGGAGGTCAACGGTGACCAGACGGAAAGAGTCCCGGTCCCGTTCGACATTGACCTGTGTACTCTCGTGCTCTGGGAAATCGACTAAGAGAAGGAGGATAACACACAATGGCAAACTTTGATGATCTCAGACTTTCGGTAGAGGCACTAAGCGGAGGAACAAACACGGTCAAACTGGACGACGTCGGCATGCCGAGCGTCATGTTCGTTTTACCGAAATACCTAAGCAGCCAGCTGAACTCAAACCTGGGCGCAACCGTGCACCCGGCCTGGAAGGTCAACAACGCAGAGAAAAACAAGGTTTTTATTTCCAAGTACCAAAACATCGTAATGAACGGTAGAGCTTACTCGCTGCCCATGCAAGGACCGGCGCACAGTATCAACTGGGATAACGCCCTGGCGGCCTGCAGAGCCAAAGGTGAGCTCTGGGGACTTACCCCGATGGCATTATGGGGAGCAATCGCTCTGTGGTGCAAGACCAACGGCACCATGCCGAGAGGAAATAACAACTACGGAGCAGACGTCGGCTACCCACACGAGAAAGGCGTAGAAGTAGCAAACGACGGAGCCACACCGCCCAAGACGCAAAGGACGGCCACGGGCTCCGGACCCAACAGCTGGAACCACAACAACGCACCTGACGGCATAGCGGACCTGAACGGCAACGTGAACGAGTGGTGCGCAGGCTTCCGCGTGGCGCAGGGAGAAATTCAACTCATACCGGACGCAGACTGCATGCTTTCAACCAGCGACATGAGCGAGAGCAGCACGCACTGGAAGGCCATATTGGAGGACGGCACCCTGGTAGACCCAGGCACTCCGGACACATTGAAGTATGACTACGTGGCCAGCAAGTGGACACTTGCAAAGACGATAACCAACATGGACGACAGCAGCAGATATTGCCTGTTCAGAGACATGCAGGACGGAGGGCTATCGGTACCGCAGATTTTGAAAGAGCTTGCCGTTTTCCCGGCAGACAGCTCCGGATATAGCAGCGAATATTTTTATTTGAACAACGGCGCTGCAACGTCGCGTTTCCCGGCTCGCGGCGGCATCTGGAACTATGTGTCAAACGCGGGCGTGTTCAATTCGAACTTGTACTATCCGCGCACGGTCACGAACACTTACCTCGGGTTCCGCTCCGCTTTTTATGGCGCATAACCCGCAGGCGGCTAACTGCAAACTGCGCACTGACAAACTGAAACGTGAACTAATCACACGAACATAATTTAAGGAGGTGAGCGTATGAACCTACACAAACTAATTTTCACCGAGTCCGACTGCTACAAAGAGGGCATGGCAAAGAAGCAATTCATTAAGCCGATTGCTCTAATGTGGCACAGTACGGGGGCAAACAATCCGTACCTGAAGCGATACGTTGGCCCTGACGATGGGTTACTCGGGAAAAACATCTACAACAATCACTGGAATCAGCCAAGAGACAGGCGCGTCTGCTATCACGCTTTTGTCGGCAAGCTCAAAGACGACACCATTGCGTCGTATCAAGTCCTGCCGTGGGACTTGCGCGGCTGGCACTCGGGGTCGGGCAAGAACGGGAACGGGAACAGTCTCGGGTATATCGGCATCTGCATCTGCGAGGACAACCTCAAGGACAAGGCATATGCGATGGCCGTCTACCAGGAAGCCGTTGAGTTCTCGGCTTACATTTGCAAACTGTACGGCCTGGACCCGTTAGGCAAGAACCGTCACGGTTTGCCGGTGGTCCTGGACCATGCAAGCGCACACAAGCTGGGGATCGCCAGCAATCACGGTGACGTACTGCATTGGTTCGGCAGGTACGGAATCACGCTGGACAAGATCAGGCGCGATGTGTGGGCGTTGCTCGAACCCGAACTGACACCTGCGCCGGAACCTGCCCCGAAGCCGAAGCCTAAACCGTCCATGGACGACAAGATCAAGGCGTGGGCCAGGG